TGATCAGCATACATATGTTGATTCATTTTTTCGGCCTTCTTAACTAAATCACCGTGTAGTTTTTTAATATGACCACCAACTCCACCGGCATTGTCGGTTTTTCCGGCCGTTGCTAGGTCCTTAATTGCTTTTTTTGCAGTATCAATTGCTGTACCGGCTTTTCCTGTCATTGCAAAAAAGTTATATGCTAGCTGGTTTAAGGTAGGATTAATTGTTATACGTTGCTCTTCGAGTAACAGGGTAGGTACTTCCTCTCTAGCGGATGGTGGAGAATTTGTCCATGCATGATTCTGAACCACATTAATTCTTTTCCGGTGTTTTGGATCTCGTAAACTAACTGAACCACCGGATATCAGTTCAGCATCCGGGAACGCCCCTGGTAGTATATCTGGAGCCGGACCATACGTATTGTTTAGCGGCCCGGTCTTAATATTAGCCTCGGATCTTATTGCAAATTTAAAGTATGATTCCATTTAACGTTAATGTGTAATTATTTAGTTACCGAACCCGTTGTTAGTCCCGGTAGAGATCGTTGCCTTGACCACTCCCGGGGTTCCCATGTTTACGACATTGGCAGTACTGGTGGAGATTACGTTTGTTCCCGGGTTGGTTGCCTCTGGTGGCGTGGCTTGCTGATTAGCAATTTGCTGGGCGGCGGCCGCGGTCGTTTGTGCTGCTGCGGTATGCGGATCTTGGGCAACCGGAATGTCGAGTGGTTCCTGTGATTGTTTAAGCTCTTTAATCTGAGGTGTTAGGACATCAGATGGTTCCTGTAATTGTTTAAGCTCTTTAATCTGGGGTGTTAGGACATCAGATGGTTCCTGTCCTGGTTTAAGCTCGTTAATCTGGGGTGTTGGAACATCAGATGGTCCTTGTAATTGTTTAAGCTCGTTAATCTGGGGTGTTGGAACATCAGATGGTTCCTGTCCTGGTAATGACCCCTTCCACTCAGCAATTTTCTTTTTTAATTCTGGAGACGTGTCAAGGGTTCCTTTTTTCATGACCTCAGATATGCTCGACAAAATACCGGCTCTGGTCCGACCCACTTGCTTCTCTGCATCTAAGCCAAGTTTTCCCGCGGCAAGAATAAGCGGATCGTTTGGGTCTTCAACTGTATCTAAATTAGTTAATACATCCTTACCGGCGGTGCGTTCGCCATATTGTTTCTTTTGAGCCGCTAAAACGGTCGGGCCTTTATCTTCTCCTAGTTTGCTCAATCTAACATTACCTTTTGATCCATCTTTTGCGCGGGTCACCGTATCGGAATGATCGGACAAATACGCGGATAACTCATCATAAGTAGCAATATAATGATGACCTTCTTCCTTACCGTCCCATGTGAACCCATATTTCCCTCCACGCTTCGCGGAGATCGCGGAAGCTGGGGCTTTTCCTCCAACCTTAACTAATCTATTATGCCCATAAGAATTCTGTAACCAGCCTCCATTTGTATACTTACTTATAAAACTATCAAATGCCGCTTTGACGGTAGCATCTTTTTTTTCCATAATCTTAGCCATCATTTCTTTAGATGAGGACACATCTTTAAGAGATCCACCCAAAGCCGCCTCAAGAGCCTTCTGTTCCGAACTACCGGTCGTCATTATTGCTGCACCCTTATATTCACGTTCTAAGAGTTTCGCGGATATTTCCTCGGTCGTGGCGTCTTTGTCCATCTTCAGCTCTTTAACAAGCTCTTTCCTCTTTTCTTCTAATTCTGCCTTTCTTCGACCTTCTGCAAATTTATTCTTCATCCAATTGACTGGACCTGAAAATATTGCACCTAACTTGTCCCATTGTGCTGATGCAAATTTTTTCCCGATATCGATTTTCTGGCCCATCCATGCGGCACCATCGGCCATCTTACCCTTCAACTTATCCCAGGTTGCCCCGGGGTCTTTTAAAAATGCATCCCAACCATCTTTAATTTTTCCTACTCCACTAGATACTGCACCAGCGACATTGTCCCAGGCTTCTTTAGCTCCGGAGCCCTCTAAAAATTCATTAAAGTTTTTCTTAATATTTCTTGCCCCACTTGCTACCTTACCTGCTAGATCTTTAAATGCTCCCGCGGGGTCAGCTCTAAATGCATCCCATTTTGCTGAAATCCCACCAGCGAACTCTACTACCTTACCGGCCATGTTCTTAAGTGCACCTTTTGGGTCAGCTTTAAATGCATCCCATTTTGATTTGATACTTCCCGCAAAATTAGAAACACCATTCTTTAATGCATCCCACTTTTCCTTCATATATGGGTGATCGTCCATATAATTGGTAAATACTGCACCAGCGCTTTTCCATGCATTATCAAATAATTCACGCGCATTGGGTAGTTTGTCAAACCCGGACCACTCGGTAAATTTAAATTCACCACCCATTCCAAATATATCTCTAAAGAAATTAACAATAGGATTGACTGCCAAATCTAAGATCCAGCCAATAGCATTCTTATTACCATCCATCATCGCGAACATTCCGGTTTTCATTTTCTCTATATCAAAAGTAAATATCCCGGCAACAAAGTCTACTATCCCCCCTATTTGATCATATATAATATTCATACCGTCGTCAAGCAACGTTTTTACGCTACCGGACATATTATCGAGACCTACTAATTCTAATAACCAACCAATAATATTACCAGCTAGATCGACTAACCCACCAACTAGGCCCTCTACTACACCAACCAACCCTTGCTTAATACCCTCTATAATTCCGGCCTCTTTGTTTCCTTTCATAAACCCTTTAACAAAATCAATAACACCTAACAATATTGTTAATGGGAGGAATAACTTTCCTAAGCCACGACCGATTAGCTTTGCTGTCTTCGTGATCTTACTTTTCTTTATGATGTCAAATGCTTTAGTGATATGAGGTACTAGTTTTCCAAATAATCTAGAAATCCTAGCTAGTATCCCGGTGCCTTTGGTTTTACCCATAAAAAATTCTTTCATAGGTGCAAGAATCTTCCCTAAGTTGAGCTTTTTACTCATCCACTTAAACCACTTTTGTTCGCCTATTTCTTTAAAAAACGAAACAATCGCTACTATTGGTGCTAAAGCTAGAGCTAATGCACCGGTGCCGAGCGCTCCTAAACCAATACCCAATATACCCTTACCAGTCTTCTTACCATCCTTAGATTTCTTACCAAATAAATTCTTAATAGACTTAAACTTCTCACCCAGGGTGTCACCTAAATTTCCAAATAGACCTCCGAACTGCTGCATTGCCTGTTTATCCATCCCTACCATCCTCATAGGAGTAGCCTCCTTGAGAATGTCTCTAGGAGCCTTAGTTTGATTTTCTTCCCGGGTTTCTCGGCGGTTGTCACGCTTTTCTTGACTCTTATCAGCCTTAGTCAATTCAACACCTAGAACCCTCTCAAACCCTTTTAGTAGTTTCTCAATTTCTTTTTCTTTATCTTTATCAAGCTCACTATTAACTACGTTACCTGTAGAAGATACCGCGGCTGCCGCTGGAGTACTAGATGCATTAGCATCTGCAATCGCAGAAGCTGCGTTGCCTAACTTTAATGTTGTCTTTGTTAGTTCGCTTACGAGATCACTTAATTCACCAGAATCCATTAAAAATATTTATTCCGGATCCTAGTTTTTACTATTGGGCCGCGAAAAAACCTGGATCTAGTGAAATAGAATATTTGTTGTCACCTGTTTCGATAACTGTAACTAATGCTTCATACTCCTTATATTCGGTAATATTGGAAAGAAACATTTTACTTAATGACATCGGTAGGGCTTCAAGTACTGTTACCTTTTGGGTAGTGTTGAGATCATTAAAATCAATAACCTTTCGGTTATCGTCATCCTCTGGATTGATTGTTACTGTGTCAATATACTTAATTATCTCATATGCGTACATATCTCCCACAGTTTCAATAATCTTAAATTGTGTTATGTCGTCTACGTCTGTAGATGTGTTTGATAAGTTACGGAGACAGTCCCTATTTACTGCAGTATCACTTTTAAGTGAAGGAGCCGCGCAATCAACTACAATATTATCAACAGTCACTGTAAACTCTGCAGACTTCTTATCAAATTTTACACCTTTAATAGTCTTTATATGTTTTAATAAATCTACTTCAATAGTATCCTCTGAATCCTCTAAATTAGTAGCCGTGTATGTAGAGGATAGTGTGGCCGCGCGGAGGGCAATTAATACTAAGGCTTTATCGTGTAATTTAAACTCTACACTATCAATACTATTATCTTTAATAATATTATTAGTTACGATATTAAAGGAAAGATTCATTAATGTTGAGTCTGCTGCACTCTTAATAATATCTTTTTGTTGTTTTACTGTTAATGCCTTAAATTTACAGTTTTTGCCTATACTTGGAATGAATACACTTACTGTATTTTCTGTATTTACTCTATCTAGCTCTTTAAGTAGATCCTTATAATTACTATTAATATTTCCGGTCGTCATTTTACATTATTTAAATATTAAATACTAAAAAGCAAGAGGATCATTACCGGCTCCTATTGTATCGGGCATTGGCATCGCTCCGGCGGCATTTTGTTTTTTAATTTCAGTATTTTTCTGGTCAATTTCTTCAATATACCGCCTTAAATACACATTACATTCAACTGGTGTGAGATCTCTAATAAGATTACTATCAAAATGTAATTTGGACACTAAGATATATGTCGTATAAAAATAGTTTTGTAAAGAATCACTATATATTAAATGTAAAAACTCAAACATCGAATTATCAAACAAGTTGAGGTTGAAGACCGCACCTTCAGCATCACTAACATGTGGGGATTTATTATTTACTACTGGTATACTATTAAATGTATTTACATCACTAGTAATAAACCTAAGAACACTAGGTAATATGTCTCCTGGTATATTATCAGTTACGGACTTCCGCTCATCAAAGGTAAACCCATGTAATCTGTATATTGTATCTCCAATAACTACTTCTTGTAAGCACAATATAGCGACATCTAGTATACTTTCTACCGTAAGAATATTATTAGGAATACCAATCTTAATCTTAATACCGTAATTTAATTCTATCTCCTTTACAGATTCCGGATACATATTATCATCCATAGCCGCTAGTATACTAGGTATGTCGATGTTTAGTGTATATGGTTTTTTTGTTACTTTGCACTCAAAGTCTAGTTTTAAGTCCGGTGTAACACATACATATCTTGCAAATAATAATATATAAAATACATCAACCTTATTAAGTAAGTGAATATCCTTAAAATCGATACATAAATACTCTACTATATTAATAAAATACGCAGATAGTATATTATTATTTCCATGTTGAATGTACTTAAGTATATTCTTATAGAACTTATTGGGAAGCTCTCTTATTTTTATATTCTCACCTAGGCAAGGTAAAGTAATATTATGAGTAAACTCCGGTGGCTTCACCTAGTTATTTAAAAGAATATATCAATAACATCAACTATATCTTTTACTTTTTGCAAAGTACCACCTCGTCTTCCGCGGAAACCGAATCCAGCTCCATCATCAGTAAACCTATTCGGGTCATCTCTACTATGAGCACGAGCATAGGATGTTCTAGAGCGTTGCATTCTTATTCCTTCAGTAGATCTACCTATACCACCACCAAATATTAAAGCACCTGTTATGTTTCTGATAATCTCGTTAAGGTCTAATCGCTGAAAACCTAACGATTGTACTCCTTTTTTTGATAGTCCGGAACGACCGTTTGCCGGATAAGTCACCTGCCATCTCCTCTGATCTAGGGTATCGATACCTACAACTGACCCGGGTTTTTGGTCCATAACTGTCATCGGTACTCCAACTTTACGGAATTTCTTTGGATTAATCGTGGTAATTCTATCTGGCTCATCATTCCGGTTTGAGATGTCTCCGCTCATGTGTTCTCTAGCGGTTTCAATACGAGGTGATGCTCCGGCGTAATGATCCGCAGTCGTTCTAGGTGGCCAAGTCCCGCCTTGATCCGGTCTAGATGAAAAGATTGATTTTTTAAGGTAATTGCGAACAGCGGCATCGGTAAGATCACTTCCGTGAAATGTTGTTATATAATTTGTATAGTGCCACTGTGTCGTATATAGTTGTATTCCGGTTGCATCATGTGTTAAGTTGCTACTATCCATCGATATTGGTGTACAGTTAAAAAATCTAAAAGCCTTTCTAACAACTAATGAGTGGTCCGGGGCAATTCTAGCTAACTGTAACACTTCGATATCTTTTTTTACGTTAAGGGTATTGTCTTTCCTAGCAACCAATCCTAAATGTGAGGTCGCGACTATCCAAGGTCGAATAATAGAATCAGTAAATGATGTGTTTGTTTCTCTAAATTGAATAGATAGCTGTGCTAGGGGTGCGCGCTGACCGGCAATAACACCCGGAAGGAAGCCCATTGAATTTGGAACTGATGGATTTTCGACCGACATATTCTCACCCGGTACTACGCATCCCTGTGCTAATATACAGCCAAACTCTTTCATATTATTTTGACTAGTAATAATACCTTGAATTCCAGGTAACTCTTTATAATGACTACCTAAAGGCTCTCTCTTACTAAGAACATCTTGATGTGTATGTGATAAGTCCTTAAATTCACTAGTCTGTGATGATGATCCTTGGTCCTGACGTATTTGATCGGTGGAACTAGTGGCGGTAAATCCTTTTCCTCCTCCGTGAGGTCCGTCAAGTACCTTATTACGGAATAGAACCAACCAGTGGAATTGAAGTGGTATGGCCGTATTCCAATTTTCTAGTGATCGTAAAAAGTGATCCGTTGTTTTAAATGCTCCAGCGTTTGATATTAACCCATTTGTTGAGTGTCTATCAGGATTTGGCATTGGACCTAATTGATGGTCATCTTTTCCTCGAGTATCTGGCATATAAGTATTTAGGCCATGAAAAAAGCCGCAACGGTAATTGCAGCCTTTTTAAGGGTTAGGAGGTTTTTCAGGTTAACCTGTTTTTCTCCAGAAGTGATAGGCTAGCTCGACATCAAATGTAACTGGTGCACCGGCACCTTGCATGTTATATGTAATATCTCCTACAGAAGTAGGGAAACAGCCGTGTAAGGAGTATTGGGCGATAGAGTCTAGCTGTGTATCTAACTGAACTAAGTCGATCTGTGAACTTCGACCCGGTGTCATGTACATACCAGTACTGGTTGCATCATCAAATACATCATGGGACCACTCTAAGAAAAGCTGTCTTAGCTTATCTTCCCGGTCACTATAAAATGTTATATTATACGTACCGGAATAAGTCGCTCCGCCTGGTACTTTAAAATTTAATCCCATAAATGGCACGTCGGTGTTTGTTATGTTACGACCGGGCATTGCTCCGCCGTGTGCATAAACTAAATCGTCTGGTGTTATACTGATGTTACTAAGATCACCGGAGTTGATGTTTAATACTCTGAACTGAAAGTCACGTGAGAAGTCTCTCTCTGTTGCAACTCTATAGAAGTCTGTTATACCTGATATATCTGCCATTGTCTTTTAAATATTTATTGTTATGATACTAATTCACTAAAGTCTTGACCGGTTCTTGTTGCGTAGAAGTTAACTAATACAAATTCAGCGGCTCTAACCGGCTTGAGGTATATGTCAACTACCAGCTCGTTACGATCTATAACGTCAGCAGTGTTATTTCTTTCGTCACAAACAATTAAGTAGTCGTAAAGACCTTCTGTTTGCTTCGCTAACTCGAAAATTGGTGTTAAGACGTTAACAACTTGTGTCCTTGTAAATAGTGTGTTAGGCTCAAATACGAAGTACTTGATAGTATTTCTAACAGCCTTCTCAAGATACAAGAATAAGCGTCTTACATTAATTCTATCAAATGCACTAGGTTTTGCCTGTA